TGTAACTGCTCCAATTAATGGCTCTGGATCAGCAAGCACTCCTGTAGCGGAAGCAACTCCAACGCCGACTCCTGCACCAATTCCCCCTGTGGCAGAGTCGGCCGCTGAGTCAGCCCCTGTTGCTGAGGCACCAGTGCAAACTGAAGCACCAGCAAGCAATCAGAAGGCTGAAGACATCCTAGCGATGATCCGTAGCAGACAACAGCAATCATAATATATACAAGGGCACAAGGCAATCTTGTGCCCTATCTTTTTGGATGAAAATATGTTGGTCGCTAGTAGCTTAGATAAAAAGATTTTGGTTTATAAAGATAATCTCGGCGGTTTTGATCGTCAATATACCAATCTATTGTTCGATGACATAAAACATAATGCTACAGTGTACACACAACATATTTTTGATGATAAGGTTCGCAATAATTACCCACATTTAGATTTCAAATATTATGGACAAGATCCTGCTTGGGATAAATTTCAAGCCTTTAGAGTAGATCAATCACTTACAAACACTTTTGAAAATTTTTTGTGCTGTTTTAATGGACATGGACATGTAGGAAGACAGTTTGCAACTGCACTTTTATACAAATTTAATTTATGGAACAATGAATATTGCAGCAAAAACTTTGAATATTCGATTGATACTCTTGACGGAAATATTAGTGCGTCAATGACTAATGACCAAAATGCAAGATTCTATTCTAAATTTTTTCTAGGGCATGATCAAAAAACAAAGACATTTTACCAAACTGCCAATGGTTGGGATTATATAGGGAAAACTGGCAGTCATAAAAATCATTTTCCAATTCTCAGTAAAAAACTTAAATCTAGTTTTGTAAAACTAGTCACTGAAACGTGTTGTGAATCATATTATCCATGGCCCACCGAAAAAATTTTGTATCCTATTGTTTGTGATACTCTTTGGTTAGCTTATGCTCCGCCTAAATATTATGAGCATCTTGAAAAGTTTTTCAAAATTAAAAAATATGACAGAATATTTGATTATTCATTTGATGACATTTATAATCCAGTAGAAAGGATTTTTGCTATTGTGTCGCAACTACATTCATTTAAATATTTAAATAAATTTGATTGGCATGATCTGTGGTTAATGGAAGAAGACACAATAGCATACAATAAAGAAATTTACCACAATGGAACTATTAAACAAAATTTGGACAAATTAAAAGACATTGACAGTATTGAAGAGTTGTGTTTGAAAAGAACATAGCGTATAATGTGTAAATTAAACAGGAAAACAGTATGGCAAAACCATTTGACGTAAGCAAATTCCGTAAGGAAATTACAAAAAGCATCGACGGACTCAGCATTGGGTTCAATGATCCAACCGATTGGATCAGCACAGGCAACTATGCACTGAACTATCTTATCAGTGGAGACTTTCACAAAGGTGTTCCACTGGGCAAGGTTACAGTTTTTGCTGGTGAATCGGGTGCAGGTAAGAGCTACTTTGTATCGGGCAACATTGCTAAGAGTGCCCAAGAGCAAGGCATTTTTGTTGTGATGGTCGACAGCGAAAACGCACTGGACGAACAGTGGCTTAAAGCACTAGGTGTAGATACCAGTGAAGATAAACTGCTTAAACTTAGCATGAGTATGATCGATGATGTTGCTAAAACTATTAGTACATTCATGAGCGACTACAAGGCACTGCCAGATGGGGAGCGTCCTAAAGTTCTGTTTATTATCGACAGTTTGGGCATGCTGTTGACACCCACTGACGTTGATCAGTTCAGCAAGGGTGACATGAAAGGCGATTTAGGTCGTAAGCCTAAAGCACTTACAGCACTGGTGCGTAACTGTGTAAACATGTTTGGCAGTTATAATGTAGGCATGGTGTGTACTAACCACACATACGCATCACAAGATATGTTTGATCCAGATGACAAAATCTCAGGCGGACAAGGCTTTATCTATGCATCAAGTATTGTGATTGCAATGAAGAAGATGAAGCTCAAAGAGGACGAAGCAGGCAATAAAATTTCAGATGTGCGTGGTATTCGTGCAGGCTGTAAAGTAATGAAAACACGCTATGCTAAACCGTTTGAAGGTGTACAAGTTAAGATCCCATATGAAACTGGTATGAATCCTTATAGTGGACTTGTGGATATGGCTGAGAAAAAAGGCCTGTTGGTTAAAAGCGGCAATCGTTTAATGTTTGAAAGCAAATCGGGCGAGCAGATCTTACAGTTCCGCAAAGCATGGGAATCAAACGAAGACGGGTGCTTGGATAAACTAATGCTCAGTTTTAAAGAAATAGAAGATGAGGTAAGTACAGACACTACAGATGTTGACATTGTAGAAGAACAACAAACAGAGGAGTAAAAATGTCTATCGATCTTGCTGTACAAATGTGGAAAGAATCTCGCAGTTTTATCCACGACTCATTTGATAAAAAAGAAGCTGCCGAAGCAGTATCAACAGTGTTAATGGAACACTTTGACGCAGATGACATTGCTGACGCATTTAAATTTGATAAAAACATCATCAACAGCATTGCAGAGTACATCAACGATGATGAACTTGAAGATCTTGATGATTATCACGACGACGAAGATGATTAATGTGGTATTCACGGGTTACAAATAGCCTCAGCAACATTCCTGACTTTATTGCACACTTTGAAGCAGAACTACAAAGTGCTAAAAGTGAGTGTAGGGTTGGCGGTGTTGTTGAAAAACACATTCGTGATCTTCCGGGCATAACTGAGCACCGTTTTAATCAACTACAAGAGATTGAAGCGGTGCTCAACTATCTCAACATTCAACTGCGTAAAATACGCAGAAAGCATTTCCAAAAGTATCTTGAAAACTATGCTCGAGCACTTACCAGCAGGGATGCTGAAAAGTATGTGGACGGAGAAGATGAAGTAATTGACTTTGAAACCATAATTAATGAAGTAGCATTGCTTCGAAATAAGTGGCTGGGTATCATGAAAGGGTTGGATACCAAGCAATGGCAGATGGGACACATTGTGAGACTACGCACTGCCGGAATGGAAGATGTAAGTGTATGACACCTGAACAGTATAAAGACAAACTTTTTAGTATAATTCAAGGCAAAGATAAGTTTGAAAGAGGTGTAAAATACATTCGCCACTGGGATCATCATTGGCTGGAGAAAAACTACGTTGCTGATACTGTAAATCTTGAAGGTATAGGTACCGCACTAGATGTAGGCACTGGCGTAGGAGTTCTGGCGTATGTTCTACAACAAAAAGGTATACAAGTAGAAGGTACCGATATTGATGAAGAAACAACTGGTCCTATTTTCAAACAGTGTTGTGATATTATTGGTATGCGCCGACACTATTTGAAAATTGAACCACAAAAGCCCATGCAAATTGGCAACTATGATTTGTTTATTGCTACCCGTACAGAATTTGATAGACAGTTTACATCAGAAGAGGATTGGCTGTACTTTGTTAACGATGCATTCAAACATTTCAAAAGACTCTTTATTAAGTTCAATGTTGCAAGCAAAAGCCCGCCGCCACATTGTCCACTATCTCTAAAAAAATACATGTGGTTACCTCGAGGATTAGGCAAACCACGCAGAGCCTGGTATTTGCAGTTAGACCGTGAACAATGGCAGGCAGAAATTGGCCAATCCTAAGGTTTATGCAGTAAAGGAATTACTATGGACTTATCATCCACTGCATCCAACGTGGCATACCTACAGTTACCATAGTCAACGCCATTTGCTAGAAGAGGCTGATATTCTGGTACAAACCAACATTGTTGGCAGTAAAAAGAAAAAGCATCAACCTATGTACAACTACATTATTCAAACGGGTAAGCCTTGGATAGTTGCTGAAAGTGCTGTATTTAGACGTAATATGGTACATCCTCCCGCAAACAATGCATATCACCGGTATAGTTGGTACAGTTATCTGCGTGATGAAGCAATTTATTGCAACGAAAATTCACCAAGCGATCGTTGGCTACAAATACAGCAAGAACAAAAAATCGAAATCAAACCCTGGCGCACACAAGGTGAATATGTTTTACTTTGCTTACAAAAACCAGGCGATAGTAGCCTTGCAAGATTGACTGCCAAGTACAAAACCTATGATTTGTTTATCAGCGAAGTATTGAATCAAATAAGGGCAAATACCGACAGAAAAATTCGTATACGCATGCATCCACTTAGGCAGGATCGCCAATTGTTAGCCATTGAAAGTGCTCAGTTGAGTGTTAAAGATGTTGAACTTAGCCCTAACAGTGGCGGCGGCAATGGATTCAATGGTGGAGATGGTCTACAACGTGATTTTGATAATGCCTATGCTGTGGTGGGTTTCAATAGTAATGCCCTCA